CTCACTTTTTACTGTGATGCAGACATGGTAATTTTAGAAGTTTTAGAAAGTTGGATGACATATATTAATCCAATTCAAACTGATCAAAGATATCTTGGAGCCTATTCACGTTTTAATTATCCAGATGATTATAAGGAAATAATTCATCTAACAAAATTTGAAAGAGACACTTTTACTGAAGATGAATCTACATACAAATCTAACATGAGTAGTTATGAATTTGTAAATATTTGGCCAACTGATTTAACATCAATGAGAGTTGCCTATGGGGATCCAAATGTGTTACAATGTAGTGTACAATTTTCTTATGACAGATTTTTTACAAGATTCAATTATGAGGATTCAAATCAATCTGTCCTCAATTCAGCAGATGGTGTTGTAAACTCAAATGATCAAGTTCGTAGATATGGTGGTCAAGGTGGAAGACCTCTAGGATCTACAACTAAAAGACAAGGTGGTGCTGTCAAAGATGGCGTCAGAATATATTAATTAAATCATGCCCTTACCAACAATCGATACTCCAACATATGAGTTGAAGTTACCCTCATCAAGTAAAAAAATTAAGTATAGACCATTTCTTGTTAGAGAGGAAAAAATTCTAATTCTGGCTTTAGAATCAAAAAATGAGTCAGAGATTACAAATGCTGTTACAGACGTGTTGAAAAAATGTATTTTAACAAGAGGAGTGGATGTTGATAGTCTTCCGACTTTTGACATTGAGTATATTTTCTTAAACATTCGTGCTAAATCAATTGGTGAAGATATTAAAATGACCGTGACTTGTCCTGATGATGGAGTGACTCAGGTTCCAGTGACTCTTTACGTTGATGAAATTAAGGTAGTTAAACCAAAAGATCATAAAACTGACATCGTTTTGGATAAAAAACTTACTGTTCGGATGAAGTATCCATCAATAAATCAATTTGTTGAAAATAATTTTGACGTTGATGATGATCCAGAGTCCGTTGTTGATAAAACTTTCCAAGTTGTTGCTGATTGCATTGACACTGTTTATACGGAGGAAGATGCATGGGAAGCAAAAGACTATTCTCCATCTGAAAGATTGCAATTTGTAGAACAATTAAATTCAAAACAATATAAAGAAGTGGAGAACTTTTTCTCTACGATGCCTAAATTATCTCACACCATTGAGGTTGTGAATCCAAATACAAAAGAAAAAGGTAGTGTCGTTTTGGAGGGCCTAGCCGATTTTTTCGGGTGAGTATTGCAAGAGAGAATCTTGAATCGTATTATCGTATCAATTTTTCTCTCATGCAATACCATAAATATAGCTTGACAGAACTCGAAAATATGATGCCTTGGGAAAGAGACATTTATATTGCTCTTTTACAACAATATATTGAAGATCAAAATCTAAAACGTCAACAAGAGGAAGGAGTCCGAAAGTACGGATATGGATGAAGAAGAATTAGGCGCCACTGGCAAAAAAATTACGATTGCTAATTTCTTTGAATCAATCAAAAAGATTGATAAGGTGGCTAATGATGCCTTAAAATCTTCTCAACTAAATCTTGGTAAAGTTGATGTCGCAACTGAAGAAATTAAAAAACTTAAAGAAATTGTAGCTTCAATACAAACAGATATTCAAACTCTACAGGATAGTGATAAAATTAGAAGAGACGAACTAGAGGATAGACTTGTAGCACAACAGGATGCGCTCCAGAAAGCGGAAATGATTCAAAGACAAAAGGAGTTAAAGGGAGAGAAAGGAGATAAAGGTGATCAGGGTGCGCCAGGCACGCCAGGTCAAGGAGAAAATAGAAAAGATACTCCTAATCAAGGTGGAGGAGGATTTTTTAGTAACATAGGTCAGGGTATTGTAGGTGCTGGTTCCATAGTTGCCGCTTCGATATTTAATCCACTCGCTGCTATAATGGGTGGAAATTATGGAGGAATGCCTACAAATCAACCTAGAGATAGAGTAACGCCGCCAAAAACAAATTTGTTAGAAACAATAAATCCATTTGCTAGGCTTGGTGGTATGTTTGGCAGAAAACTAGGTAAAAAGGATGAGAAAAAAGAAGTAAAAGAAGAAATTAAATCAGAGATAAAAAAAGAATTGAATCTTAAGGATGATAAGAAAGAAAATAAACTCATAGATAAAGGAGTTCAAAAAGAAGAAAAGAAAGAAAATAAATTGATGAACTTTGTCAAACAAGGTGGCGTCGCTGGTTTCTTAGGTAGAAAAATATTTGGCAAAAAAGATAATAAGGCTCAAGAGGTTGGTGCAACAAATCCAGAAAATAAAGATGAATCATATAGTGAGTCTTTCAGTTACAAAGGAAGACTAGATCCAAGAACTCTTGAATTTATACCCGATGAGGGTTCTTTACCACCAGGCGTGCCGCTTGAAAAGGCACAACAAGATTATTATAAAGGTAAGATTTCAATGCTCGAATTTGATTTTAGATCAGATATTATGCAAGGAATGACTAGAGAAGATGCGATTGAGGCATATGGCCCACAAAGTAACTTGTATCGATTTAAAGAAAATTATAATAAGACTTTAGAGTATGGTGGATATGAACTTGATGTTGGAAAACATTATGATTCAATTAAAAACTCAATGTCTGGTAAGAAGAAAGAGAAAGGTCAGGACTCATCTCTCAAGGGCGAGAAGAGGGGAATCAAAGGAGTCATTGGGGGAGTCGCAGACTCTCTAACAGGAGGATTTTTTAACTTTGATAAGAGAGGTAACACTAAACTTCAAGACTTTGCACAAGGAACTGCTGATACTTTGACAGGTGGAATATTTGATTTTGACAAGAAAGGTAGTACTAAATTACAAAGATTTGGACAGGGTTTTGTGGATGCTGTAACTGGTAATCTTACTGACCTTGATCGGAAAGGTGGAAAAACATTTGGAGCAACTCGTGTCGCCACAGGTATGGCAGATTTCTTTACTGCTGATATGTTTGATCTTGATAAGAGAGGTAAGATGGATTTGTTTGGCATACGAAAGAGAATGGAGAAGAAAAAGAAAGAAGAAAAAAAAGAAGCTTATCAAAACAATCCTCGTGTGCAAAAATTTAACGAAAAGAAAGATGAACTGTATAATGATGAGAATAAAATTCCGATGGAAACCACTATAAATCCTGATGGATCAATTACTAGTAAAGGATCTGGAACATTAATCGGGGGTGAACTTTTTACTCCTGGCCAGCCGTTGACTGAAAATCAAAAAATGAGAATACAGTTAGGATTATCAATGGGAAATACATATAGTGAAGAAATAATGAAGAGTTATAATATGGAAGCCATTAAATCAGAAAAATCTATTGAACCTGTGCTAGAAAGTAGTGAGAAAGATTTATCTAAAAACATTTATCAAGAGATAGATAATACTAATCAAGCTGTATCACAGTTGGTAACGCAAAATATAGCTCAAAACGGAAATGCAAATGATCAAAACACTTCAATGCAAGTTCCAGCAAATGAACCACAGGTATCTGATGCAGAGATTAAAAATGCAAAACCAAATATACCATTCATTTCCCTTCTAACAAACAAAACTAGAAAGGAAATGTCACTTACAAGTGAAGGATCATCAGAGATAGGAGGATATATAAATTAATGGAAACTAAATTTCTTATCAGTAAATGTTCGTTAATTCCAAGTGAGGGGTCTTCGTTAAAACAGAACTATGATATAGTTCGTGGAAATCCTATTATAGATTACTATGAAAGTGTTGAGAGTCCATCTATAGCATTAACAATCACTTTCGTTGATATTGACCAAGTAATAGGTAGAGAGGGAATTACTGGAGGTGAGTATGTAGATGTCACGGTTAAAATAGATGGATTTGATGATTTCAAAATCAAATCTAAAAAACATAAGTTGATGTTGAACTCTGTTAAAAATATGGTAACTGAAACCAGTAAACAGTTTGCATCCTTAGAGTTTGTTTCAGTTGAGTCAATCATTAATGAAACTGCAAGAGTGAATAAAAAATTTACTGACAATGTTTCACAAACCATTCATGAACTACTCATAGGTGATAAAAAAGGAATCCAAACAAGTAAAAAATTAGACAAAGATCGTGCTACCAATAGATACTCTTTTGTCGGTAATTTAAAAAGACCTTTTGATACAATTCAATGGTTATGTCCAAAAACACAATCCTCTAAAGAAAGTTTTGGATTTTTGTTTTTTGAAACTTTAGATGGTTACAAATTCAAATCAATTAAAAAATTGTTAGATCAAAAACCAGCTTACACATATACACAAACAGACAAACCAAATGATGACAAGGCAAATGGTTTAGTAATTTTACAAAATAGATTGAATCAAACCAATGATATCGGAATGAATTTAAGGATGGGAATGTATGCAAACAAAACGATATACATTGACATTGAGAATCAAACAAAACAAATAGTTGATTTTAAAATTTCTGATTTAAAACCCAAGAAACCACTTAAATTATTGAATGGTATTGAGAATTATCCTACTCGACTGATGCTTCGTGTTAATGATCTCGGAGCTCAACAAAAAGGATCTAAAAAGAAGGATGTTGAAAAGTTAAATGAGCTTGCCGTTTATCAAAATAAATCTTATATTAGGAATAACCTATTGTTTTCACAATCACTAAGTATATCAATTCCACTCAATCCTGAGTTAAGAGCTGGACAAGTATTAAACCTTAAATTTCCTCTTAAAAAAGGAGATGGAGAAAAAGAGACAGACTCTTACGGAAGTGATAAGACCAATGATCCTAGTGGAAAATATCTAATATCTGAATTAAGACACTTAATTGGTGGTGGAAAGGGAGAAACACAATTAACTTTAATTCGTGATACATTTACCGCTTAAATAAAAGAAACAGGAGTAATCAAATGAAATCAATCGAAGATCACATTGAACACGATAGAAAAATTGCTGACGATCCACAAGCAAATCCAGCAGCAAGGAGACATGCAAAAGAGGAACTACATGAACTCGAAGAGTATGTAGAACATCATAAAGATGAAATAGAAGCAGGCGATCATCATGATCCTAATGCACTTGAATTATTCTGCGATCAACACCCAGATGAACCTGAGTGTTTAATCTATGACGACTAATTAGATGTATCAACCAACAACTAACTTTATAGGGAGAGATCCAATGCAGTGGTGGATCGGTCAAGTTACCGATCCAGACAAAGGAGAGTGGGGTGATTCTTATGAAAGAAAACAAGCTGAAGATGGAGAAGATATTTACTCTCTTAGATGTCGTGTTCGCATTGTAGGATATCATGGTAATGACGTTGATTTACCAGATAAGGATTTACCATTAGCACATGTTCTTTTACCATCAAACACATC